AGACGACCTCTAAGCCCCTGATCTCTTTGTGACTTCTTGGCGATCAGCTCACCGATGGCAGCCAGACCAGCCATAGAGGCAACACCTCTTTTGATCTGACCCCTCTCCTTCAATCCCTCATATTCCTCCAACCGCTTCTTGAGTTCCTCGACATCATCGGATCTACCAGCCACCATGGCGTTGTCCTTCTCGGCTTTTCTTTGGAATCGGTAGTTTCTCCGTGCTCTCTGGTTTTCGCTGAGTGTACCACCGTCTTCTTTCAAGAAGCTAGGCATGGCCTCCATGTGAGCTTTGTACTCGCGAATCAAGGCCCCAACCTCAGGTGTGCCCTTGGCAGTTTCAATGGCTTTCTCCAACTCGTCTTTCTTGGTGTTGAAGTCCGCTCTCACTCGATTTCTCTGGGCAAGGCTTGAGTCTGGTACTGACCCTCCACCTGAGTATTTTCTAACTGGTTTCATATGGTTGTTATTTGACGTTGACCTTTACAGGCATTGGGTTTCTTGATTCATTGATGATGGGGGCATAAGCATCCCTGAGCATCTTGTATGCAGATTGATCTACAGGAACTCCTCGCCTCTTCAGATCGAAGTTGAGCTTCACAGGATTGTACTTGTACTTCTCGATGTACTCCTCTCTGTCGAGACCTAAGATCTTTGCGTTGCGATCAATGCTCTGATCACTTCTGTTGAAGTCGTAGTTGTCACTCACGGTGTACCCAGACTCATCATCACCCTCAAAGCTGAATCTACCCAAGGCGGTCATTATTCTCCCCTCGGGGGACATCTTGTCTATCTCACTCGGATCCGATCCAGAAGGGTAGTCGTGATAGGTGACGTAGTTCCTCCCATCCTCAGAAGCCCTCTCAATCAAAGACTTCATCATCTCCTTATCCTCCTCTGTGAAGTCCCGATCACTCAAAGACTCCTGACCCAAAGCAAACTTCAAGAAAGCATTCGCATTGGAAGGTAAGATCGGACCCATAGCATCAAGATCCTCCTGACTAGAAAAAGGCCCGCTAAGCAGAGCAGCAAGAATCTTCTTGTAGTTGATTGGGGGCTCCTTGCTTACTCTCATGAAACAAAGATAATAAGAGACCGATTACCCCAAACCGTACACATACATGGTGAGAGGCTTCCCTTAGTCAGGCACCTACCTAAAGGATATAGGTACCCTCGCGCCATAAACATTAACCGATTCTATCGTGCATACACAAAAAACAGTCTGGAAGCTTAAGCACTTTCTCAATCAGCTTGATAGTGTAAAGGTATAAACAAAAATCTGAAAAGTCAACCATAAACAATCAGTTTAAGTAAAGCCTCTAAGTTGCTGTATACGAACCGCTTAAATGCTTTTAGGTGAATATGCTCGATCATGTCAAGGTCCCAGATCACCGAAAAAAAGGATCAGAAATGCTTAGAGTGGGGATTATATGTATCTATACACGCTACGCATTTGAATCAGAAACGCACTGAGTGATGGCCCCCCTATAGTCCCCCCACAGAATCCGCCATACATTTCAGCTTTCTTAGTATCTAGATACTAACAGCATTAACTCCAACAGCATCCTTCATCTCTCCCCGTTGAGACCAATGCATTATGCAACGAGTCTTAGCAGGAGGGAGAACAATCAACCCCCTAGATTCCAAGCCATTACGAATTCACCCTAAGAGGGTGGACACATCCAACCCCAAACAGAACCACTAATACAAATAGAATCTTATTCTATTAGTATTAGAATACTCAACAGAAACTTGCAAATCGGTCTTGGCGGAGCGGCGTACCTAGGCCGTACTGATGCGAGTCAACTGGTTGACTTTCACGTTGGTACCGAGGCCAGTTCAACCTCTACTACAAGGTAGTAGGCTGGGGGCCGAAAACTTATATAGCGTTATAAGAAAGAACGAAGTCAGAATGACTTCTTTCTTATAACTCTATATAATATCCAAATCATGGACAACTTCAATTTCAACCCCTGTCTCAAGGCCGTCAACAAGGTTCAGTTCCGTCCCACGGAGTACAGAAAAGCCCAAGCCCTTGAATTGCTTTGGGAAGCAATCGAGTATGTGGAGAGCCTCGAATCTCCAACCCCGAAGTCCAAGGAAGACACGCCTAAGCCTCAAAGAAAGGCTTCACCTAAGCGTTCCAAGGTGAAGGTGAAGAAAGCCACCCCATCCCAGAGGGTTGCTGACCGACAGGAACGTCAATTCCACGGCAAGGCTGACTCACCTGTGAAGCCTCAAAAGAAGGCTCGCAAGGCTTCGGTGGCTAAGGCTCGGAAGTCGGCTCTTCAGGTAAGCGAAGCAACGGGGGCTGCGGCCCGAGCAAAGGCGAAGCAATTGGCCTCTGCAAAGGCTGAAGCCAAGGAATTGCAGAAGCAGTTGGAGGCAACCATGGAGAAGCTTGCTTCTCTCCTCTGAACTCAAACGACCTTATTACTCACTCTTAGTACACACTCTCTTCAGTTATGAAGAGTGTGTACTTAGAGAGAGTTAAACCTTAAATCCCAAATCAATGAATTTCAAGCATTCCCTCATCATGCGGTTAATCGATGAAATCGAAGGCATACTCGAAGCCAATGGATTCAACTCAGGCCTACCTGAAAATGAAGACCTATACGAGATTCAAATGGACTTGATTGCTCAGTCCGTCCTAATGGAAATCCGCTAACCCCAAATCATGAATCGGTACAAGTACTCCGACGTGCTCGGAATCCAAACTCACCTATACGCTCCAGAATTGAACGTGTTGGTGTTCAAGAACTTCGATGAGTTCCCATGTCCTCAAATCGTGGAGCCAAGAAAGGCATACGATTACTACGTAAAGAAATCTCAAACCCGTCACAAATGAAGAATCTTTCAGACATCAAAGTTCGCAAGGCTATGCGTTCCAACCTCCGTACGTGGTGGAATGAGGCAACCGAATTGGAACGTGAAGCGGGAGTCATTTGGTACTCCGAGGCTCAGGCCTTCGCCAAAGAGTTGTCAGTGCGTTTCAACGTGTCCCGTGAAGTGGCGGCAGGAGTCATCTCAGCCCTTTCTCCGAACAACAAGTGGGAACGCAACAAAATCGATGCCGTTGCAGTGTTCGAGGCAGTTCAGGCAGGCGTTCCAATGGATCGTGTGAAGGTGTGTACCTACAATTCCAACAAGGAAAAAGCCTTCGAGATTGCCAAGGGCAACCAATCCATCCTGAAGCAGTCCCCCAAGACGTATGCCTTTGCAAGGAATGTGGGAGAGATGGACGAGGCCTTCGTCACCATCGACAAGTGGCACCTTCGGGCTTGCCAAACCATCTCCAAGAAGCCCAAGGCATGCAAGGAATCGTGCACCGCGAAGCAGTACCGCCTACTGCAGGACGACTGCCTGAAGGTAGCCGCAGAGTACGGGGTCAGTGGCCACGTCTTCCAAGCCACCATTTGGACCACCATCCGAAACCGCTGGATGGCCTGACCATTAGTATCTCTTAGTACACACTCTCTTCATTTGTGAAGAGTGTGTACTTAGAGAAACTTAAAGACGAAATTCACCACCACAAAATTCAATCATCATGCAGAACAGCACACCACAATTCCGAGTGTTCAAGGTCAAGTTCCTTGGGCCTACCAATCACAAAGGTGCACGAATCGGTATCTCAGAACCGCGTGCCAAGAACCTCGAGGGAATCAAGTCCCGCAAGGTCGTCTCCTACGACTACGCCATTGGAAACATCGTGTCTCAGGGAGTGAAGGAACTTGAGGATATGGGCTTCAACGTCACGGGGTACGGAGCAATCGACGAAGATTCATACATCATCATGTGTGACAATTGGGGCGAAGATTTTGTTGAAATCAAATGAAACGCACCCTTAAATTCGTGACATGGGAAGGGAAGCTATGGTACGTAACCCGTGAGTTCTCCGACCAACGACACCTAGACAATTACGCCGCATACATGAAGCGGAACAAGCGAATGACACTTGACGAAGTGTACGAAACTCACTGAAAATCAACGAATTAAATCAAATCAAATGGCAACACGAGCAACCATCATTGTGGAGGGACAGCCCTCCGTGAAAGCATACAAGCACTGGGACGGGTACGAAGAAGCGACCCTGCCTTGGCTTGAGGAGTTCAACAAGACCTTCACAGATGCACGGGGCGACGACCCTGACTACAAACTTGCCCAACTCCTGCGGTCAAGCGCATTCGAAGCAGAGAAGTACAATCTCGACGCATCGAGAGCCACAGGTTGGGGTGTCGTCCCCATCGACGCAGATATGTGGGAGGAGTACGAGTATCACCTCCATGCAGACGGAAGCGTGTCCGTCAAGACAGGCAAAGACATCGAACGCAAAGCAAACTGACATGAAGTACGCAAGACAATGCTCCGTCACAGGAGAAGGCATGAACAATGGATGGGTCTTTGGAGATGGTGTGTTCTACGCCAAGTACGAGAAAGACGCCTTGGCTGAATGCCGCAAAGACAGGGACGCTATCCTACGAGACATTGACACACTGACGTCAGAGGACATACAAGACCCCACATCGTGGTGGGAGTTTGCGTATGCGAGAGGCAGGGCCATGCAGGGCGCGGAAGATGACCATGACCTGATGACCATCGCGTTCCAGACGGACTACGCATACTACACGTCGTGGGAGGACCAAGACGACTACCAATTTGAAACTCAAGAATTATGACTATCGAATCACATACAGACCTCGAAATCCGCGCTGACATCAGCGATTGCTTCAACAAGGGTAGCCTCGACGACTACCGACCAAGTGCGTACCAACTGCTCGTAAAGTATCTACGTCGGACTCACGGGTTCACAGACGATCATATTGACGAGGTAGTGGACCGACTCGAAGAGCAGGTAGCAGAACACATCATTGAAATCATCGAATCCAAGCAAGCATGACTAAATCAAACTTCCCCACCCTCGGCTCAGCCGTCCTGCACCTTAGCGGATATCACCACGGCGAGTTCCTCGACCGCTTGAACGTAGTCGCACGTCACGACCCAGAGTGGGTGCGCAACATCGCTGACATCATGATGGCGTTCGATTGGCAGAGCGAAGAGGAGAAAAAAATGATGCTCAAGTGGTCACTCAGGGAAAAATTCACACAAGCAGTAAACGCATGAACAAGTCCACACTACAAGATTGCCTCGCCATGTTCGAGCGGCTCGACATCCACGCTGAAATCGAAGACGGGGCCATCCTCGTCCAGACCATCAACCCAGACGTGTACGTGCAAATCTCCAAGCAGGAAGTCATTTGGCGAGCAGACCAGTACCTCGAACATCAAAAACAAGAATCATGACACAAGAACAATGCGAACGCGCCGTCAAGGCACTACATGACGAAGGCTTCACTGCATCTTACATCCAAGGAGCACCTGACGACCACGGAGTGTGGATTGACATGGTGTGGAACGACGACATGAAGGATGCCTTCAACTTCCGAATCCACCCTGAAGAAATCATCTTTTGGGAGTCCCATATCACCATCACACAACAGCAAAATGATTGAACAACACACATTGGACCGCCTCCGTGAACGTCAGAAGTTTTCGGGTGGCTTCGAGACAAGCCTCATCGAAACCTACCTCAAGGCAGACGGAAACAACAAGCGTATACTCGAAGAGGCCTTCAGGGGCACAATGTTTGACCTGACGGACTAACGTATGAAAAAGGGAGCGCAGTCGGTGCGTACATCTACGGATGGCAGTTGTGTTCGAATCCCAACCTCCCTTCCTTACCGCCCCGAATGATTTGAGTCTCTACCCTGTCTGGTGAGGTGGGGCAACCTGTCATGTAAGTGATTAAACTGGGTTTCGGCGGCGGCATGTTTGCATGAAAGTCCCCATTAAGGTTGTCAACGACTGACGGCTCGGAAAGACGAGCACTATGAGCGGGGAATCACTCTGGGAGTGCGGCGATGAAGGTTCGTCGTTAGAAATCCCCAACTGAGGTTCGAATCCTCCCCCGCTCACTTAATTCAATCACATGACATACGAAGAAATACTTGAAACCCCACCGCAACCCGTGGTGTACTCAATTGAATTCCCCAACGGAATGTTCTACGTGGGGAGGAGTGTGGACGTGTCAAGGCGTGCGAAGAAGCACTTCCAAACATCCATGCTTTACAAGCACGACAACCTCGCAATGAACAGATGCTTCGTGAAGTACAAGGATGGGGTCGTGTGGGACATTGTACGATCGTTTGATAGCGCAGAAGATGCCATTGACTTTGAGTCAGCTTACATTGAGGAATTCTGGGATGACCCCATGTTCCTGAACCAGAAACGTGGAGACAAGATTGACGCCTTGTACAATGAGCGTAGACACACCAAGCCTGTGTGGTACATGAACCCGTACACTGGTGGTATGTGGCGCGACGAAACAGCGTCGACCATGAGAAAGGTCATGGGTCATGCGGGTTACGGCAAGCCAAAGGGCTGGGGTCACATTGCAAAGGGCAATACTCCAGAAGAGTGCAGAACAGATGCAGAGCGCATCCTTAAACGTGACTTCAAAAAGCTGTGCATTCAGGTACACAGGAACTCCACTCCTACATGCAAGGCCATGTCTGAATCATACCTGAAGAAGCACAGGGAGAAGCTACGCATCAAGGCCATCAAACGCAAGATGATTGTGAAAGACCTAAAGACAGGCAGGGTGTGGCTATCCAAGAAGTCAGATCTAACTGGAGCTCAATCACGTGTGAGGACAGAAGGTGTCCGCCCATGGAGTGAGTACAGCGTGAGAGGATATGGTCAAGCATGGCCTGAATTCAAGCCCGCCAAGCGGGGGTGGTGTGCCGCCCGTGCCGTTGTAGCCATAGTTCCTGACGGAACAGCGATCACATACGAAAGTGTGGGCAAGGCGGTGCGTGACCTATTCGAGGTGGAGGACAAAGCAAAGAAAAAGCATTTGTCCAAAGCCATTCGCCTTGCGATTAAACGCAACGGCAGTGCATACGGATACAAATGGAAATACGAAAAATGAGATACGATTCAATCATGAGTGCCAACCCACTCGATCACGAGTACCGTGTCAAGGTTGAGCACATCTTCAGGGAAGCTCCAGAAGCCTCGAAGCAGTTGGAGAAGCACCTGAAGCACTCACCGCAACTCAAAAGCGTAGTAGTCGACTGCGTGAACTCAATCTTTAATGCATCCATCAATGGATAAAAACTACACACCCCAAACACAGGCGGAGCTATGCCTCGAATGGCTCTGCAATCAAATCAAGGGCTACGAATTCAAGGTAGAAGAACTTGGAGAGGACGTGGTCACAGTCATCAATCAAATCGTAAATCGTTACTCATCATGAACCCACTACAAAGCGCAAAGCAAGAGCTTGAAGCAAGCATCCGTTACTGCGAGAATGCTATGTCATCAGCGAAACAAACCATCGAATCAATGAAGAAGTATCAGCAACAGACAGGTCGTGAGGAGGCTCTCGAACGTGAGCTTGCAGACATGACGGGGGAACGCAACGCTAGAGCCAAGCGAATTGTCGAGCTGAAGCAAGAGGTCAAGGACCTCAAGGTCGAGAACACGAAGCTCAATGACCGACTCATGATTTCAATGAAAGAAGTTGGGCAACTTCAAAGTGAAGTCGATGAGCTTGAACACGCATACAACAACATGAAGCAATACGCTGACAGGCTTCTCGACGAGAACGTAGGGGTTGGCGAGGGCAACGAGGAACTCAAGACCAACATGGCCCTGATGACAGACGAGCTTGAAGAGTTGCGAGGCATTATTGACAGGATGGGCGACGACTCCACAGGAGATTCAGTCACCATCAAGCAGCTTCGTAGAGAACTCGACGAGTTGTCCAAGGCATACAAGGACTCCACCCACGAGGAGGTCACCATGAAGAAAGCATGGCGTGAGCAACGTGAGATTGTAGCCCTGCGTGACGACCAGATTGCCATGCTTGAGCGACGACTCGCCAAGCAGACAGGAGAGAAGGCCTACCCGTTCAAGGAGGGCGACATCTACTACGTCTTCAACGGCCTCGACGGCACATGGATTGAGTCGGTGTGGGATGACGAGTCAGAACGCATCCACGACAGCCCGAACATCCCAAGCCGCCCACACAGGGTGTACTTTACGGTCGATCAGAAGCACGTACTCGACCAATTCAAACCCGAAGATGTCAATGAATGACCTGACATTTCAAACAAACTCGTAAGGCAATAACCTTACACAACACAACGTAAACTACTTAAAATCAATACAATGGAACTTAATTCAGCACAAAGAGAGCTCGCACGCCTCAAGGACAGCCTCATCAAAAGCCACGAACGCGGAATGCGCATTCTCGAAAAGACGATGGGCCGCGTAGGACACCACAACATGGTTCACACAAAGCACCTTGATAGAGCCATCATCAATCTTGAGAAAGAGAACGAACAACTTCGCGAAACCATTGACAAGCTCACTGATGAAATGCAACTCATCAAGAATCTCAACACGCCCAAAATCAAAAGTCGGTACAGGTACACTAGGGAAGAAATCGTAGAGGCACTTATTCAGGCAGAGGGTGTACGAGAGAGAGCTGCAGAAAACCTTGGGATCAACAAGTTCTCCCTGTATCGCTACATCCGAGTGATGGATATCAACGTCCCCACAAAGCGCCGCAAGAAAATCATCAACGGAGTGACCACATACGTCAAGGTAAAATCATGAGACGCAGAACAAAAAGAATCAAGAAGCGGTTCCGAGTGCGCTTTCACTTGGGCAAGGGTGCAAACTACATGCACTGGCAGGTAACCGACCGAGGCATCATGTCAGACTCTGGCGATGCTCGTGAGTACTACAGCCCCGACAAGGTTGAGATTGTGATGCATGGTGCCAAGCTCGGTAACCAAGTGTCCACCGCTCTCAAAATCTTCGAGGGCGAGAACAAGACTGTGTGTGCTTGGGTTGAGTGCGACGCTGTTGACATCAACTACAAGGCCTCCAAGGTGTTCGAAGAGGCTGACGTCACGAACCTTGAGCGCATCATGTACAACCCACGTAAGAACCCGCATTGGTTCACCGAAGATGACCACAACATCGACGACAAAGAATTCAGAAAACTCACAACGAAACAAAACAAAATCTATGGCTAATTCACTCTTCTCCCTCCACGCTTACCTCAAGGAAGGCATCTGGATGTTCGACGACGAATCACGCAACATCAAGGAAGAGCCATTCGTGGCAGGTGCAGACATCATGTTCGACATCATGAGCGGACGTGAGGCCGATCCCACGATCGAGTCCTGCAGCATTGTGTTCGGTGCCACACCAATCCCAGATCATGACATTCACGTGACACTCTTCGACGAGGATGGTCACGATGGACACTTCTACTTGGTCGAGAAATTTAAGCAGTTCCCCGACATGAAGGGGTTCACCTTCTGGCTGTGCCCCGCACTGCTTCAGTTCTTTGAGATTGCACCTACAGACATCTTCGTATCCCTCAAGTAATGCCCAAGCCTCCCAAGAAGCTCGGACTACCTCAGGGTAGGGCCGACCTCAACCACCCCAAGAACCAGCACTCTCCACGAGCCCGTCGCCGCAAGATGCAACGGTTCCTTGACAAGAACTTCCCAATCAAAGATTCAGAAAACAATGAGTGATTACACAGGCCTCCTCCTGTCTGCCATGGAGTTCCCGCTAGACGAGGACCACCACGCAGACGTAGCCAAGAAGATGGTCATCAGCGACATAGAAAATATGGGCGACGAGGACTTTCTAACTCAGAAGTCTTCGGATATTTGCGCCTCTTTTATGAAGGTGTGCGTGGACTCATCCTACGAACAGCTCAACGAGATCAAGTCCATCATGGAGGCTGAGACAGAGCTAGACGATATGGGAGTCGGTGATGATCAGACACGTGTGGATCTCTGGGCTGTTACCCGAGCCGTGCACAACAACTACTCTATGGGCATGTCCGTCCTTTCCCACTACATGCAAATCTTCGAACATCTAAAATCCAAGTACTATGAATGAATTTCTTGAAGAGGTACGAGCCGAGTACGAAAAGCGGCAGGAGTACAAGATCAACCCATCCCGCCTTCGGGAGAACGTAGAGCACAAGGCTGCCATCTCCAATGCGGTGCGACCCTTCTCCACGTTCAAGGAGATTGGCAAGCTGTTCGACATGAACCACTCATCGATCGTGCACTACAGCCGTGAGCACCTTGGCCTCATGCAGTGGTCACCAGCATACCGATTCAACTACGGTATTGCAATGGCCTGTGTGAAGAAAGTGTCAACGGACATGGACGTCATCCCCCTCGACAACAGGTACATGGATGGCCACAAGCAGCTGAAACAGCTGGACAGTATTCTGGAATGGGTGACAGACATGCGGGAACAAGTGATCGAAAAACTTGACGGAAAGTACAATGATCACTACATTTGCAATGTCGAAGACGAATCACCTCAAAACGTTGAGGGCAAACAAGACAACTAATTCAATTCAATATGAACAACTACAAGTTCAAGACCACGAACATCCGTGGCAAGCAGTACGTTGAAGTCAACGAACGCATCAAGTTCTTCCGTCAGGAGGAGCAGTACAAGAACTGGGGCATCCTCACAGACTTCCCCCTCATCGACTCTGATCAGTGCATGTGTGTGTGCTCTATCGTAACCCCCGAGGGTAACGTCGTATCCCAAGGCACAGCACACGAGGTGCGTAGTGCATCCAACATCAACAAGACCAGCTATGTCGAAAACTGTGAGACCTCCGCAATCGGACGAGCTCTTGCCATGCTCGGAATCGGTATCGACACTTCAATTGCGTCAGCTAATGAGGTTGAAGATGCAATCGCGCAGCAGCAGGCCATGGTCGACAACCCTCACGTCCAGAAGCTTAGCAAAGCTCTCGATGCGCCAGTCGAGAACATCATGGACAAAGCGGTGAACTACATCAAGGGTCAGGCTGACAAGCAGAAGGCCTTCGATTCTATCATGAAGAAGTACAGCTCTCAGCTTACTGAGAAGCAGGTTACGGGACTCAAGAAGTTCGTGCGATGAGCAGCTGTTCTGTGAACAAGAACGGCATCTTCATAAGTATGGAAAATCGTGGTAAGGACAAGAAGCTTGTCCCTTGGGCTCTCATAAAGCGCGACGTGATCTATCCATCTGTGAGGCACTGCGTGTGCGAGGAGCACGGAATTGACACCTACCTCGTAGATAAGTCGATAGCAGGCAACCGAATCCGTCGGTTGTTTGCTAGCGAACGTGAAGCACTCAAGGCTCTGGACATGTTCCTCATCTCAAATGGGAAGGAACCCCGACACGTACTTAAGAGAGCATAATTAGACATGACTGAGTTAGTTCAGTGCAGCAGATGTTTAGCCATGCAGCAGGCAGACATCAGCGAAACGATAGCGATCACTTGTCATTTCTGCGGAGAAACTGACGCTGCATTTACAGAAGATTTTATTTAACATGAGAGAACAACTAAAAGCAGCCGTAGGCAAGCCACACCTGTCTTACTCGTCCCTGAAGTACGCACTCGGAGACATGAAGCTTTGGGAGATGTACATGCGGGGTCAGCTCAAGAAAGAGTCTGAAGCCCTGTTCTTCGGCAGCGTCTACGACATGTTGTTATTCGAACCAGAAAAAGCATATGAACAGTTCTACACCCTCGATGATACTAGCATTTGTGACACTATTGGCGGCCGTAGTCCTCGGAGTACGAAGCGGTACAAAGAGTGGAAGGCAGAGGAAGCTGAGAAGGCAGGAGGTAAAGACTTGGTATCTCAAGAGGAATGGAAAAAGGCGCATGAGATGATCCAACGCCTGAAGGATTGCGGTCTGTACGACAAGCGTTTTGCAGGTGGCAAGTATCAGGTAGAGTTCAACGTGGATCTCGATGGTGTTCCACTCAAGGGGTTCCTCGACTGCCTTCAAGAAGGTGACTTCATCGTGGACTCCAAGTCATCTCGTTCAGTAAGCAAGTTCCGCTACGACGTGCGTGGCTTCAGCTACGACATTCAAGCGTACATCTACACCAAGGTCTTTGGCATCAAGGATTTCTGGTGGGTCGTGCAAGAGAAGAACTATCCGTTCTATCCTGCCGACGTCAAGTGTTCAGAAGAAACCCTCTTCAATGGAGAGATGAAGTTTCATCAAGCGGTCGAGAACATCAACAACTGGCTCAATGGAAACAAAGAAACAGTGGCCCACTACGCCGAGTTCGTTGTCTGACCGAGACAAGATCATAGCCACGGTCTTGTATCTACTATGGCTCTTTTTTTAACCCTATAATTTTTTAAGTATGAGCGACAAGCAATACGACAGCGTACTCGTTGGGTACGCAGAGGAACCACGCTTCAACGAAGACGGTTCATTGAGAGACTGGTCAGTCCGTTTCAAGGACGCAGAACTCAAGGAGATGGTGGAGAAGTACGCCACCACACGCAACGAACAAGGCCAAGGGGGTAACCTCTACGTGACCATGTTCATGTCTAAGGGCGGTAAGGCATGCTGCCGAGTGTTCGACCCTAACAGCGCTGCTGCCAAGGAACGTCGTGCACAGAAGGAGGCCAAGGCCCCTGCCCAAGAATCAGATGCCCTGCCATTCTGATAAGGCACCCATCTATCACATGACCGCTCGTGTCGCCTTCAAGAAACGGAAGGTTGTACACGAGCGTGTTGTGTGGGTGGTATCCGTCTTTGAATCACCTCATGACATCCGCAAGTACGACTACAAGACGATGTCCCGACTGGAACAGGAGCTCTACGGGAAGAACGCCAAGTCGGAGAAGCACATCATGATCAGGGAGATTCTCACGAAGAAGTTTATCTCAAACTCAACACTTACTCTAGATGAACACAAGCAGCAAAATCAAGCAAAAGTGTAAGGAACTTGAGGACCTACTCCTCATGAAGAACTCAAAGTATGGAAACTCAGCGCTCGAACCGCTGAACGTTTTCTCAGAGGCGGGGGCGGTCGCAGGCATCAAGATGCGCATCGACGACAAGCTCAAGCGAATCAAGAATGCAGGTCTCGTTGACGCGACGGAGGATACGTTGCAAGACCTCGCTGGTTATCTCATCCTCCTCATGATTGCGAAGGACAATGAAAGTAACGATTTTCAAAAACGTATTCGACAAAACCAACCCCCACGTGATCCATCTAAGCAAGGCGCTGGAGAGGATCAAGAGTGGGCGGTCGAGTACACTAGTATCTGAGGTACGCGGCGGTAATAAAGACAAGAAGAAGGAGCTCCCTGTTGTATGTTTCAGCGGGGAGTTTTCGTCTCGTTCCGACGACGCTCTATTCGAGCACTCGGGTTTCATCGTATTGGACTTTGACCACGTAGATGTAGAAGCAACAAAGCAGTCTCTTGCTCACGACGACTTCATCCAATCGTGCTGGACCTCACCAAGCGGCGGGGGGGTCAAGGCTCTGGTGCGCATCACCAACCCAGAAAGACACAGGGATCACTTCCGATCTCTGGTCAAATACTTCGAACGCACCCACGGTCTAGAGCTGGATGAGTCTGGCATCAACGAGTCACGTGCCTGCTTCGAATCGTACGACCCCGACATCATCATCAAGGATGATTACAAAAGATTCGGTCACTTCACCACTGAGTTTGCTGAAGCACAGACACCGACTAACGAGGCGTACGACTTTACTGACTACATGAAGCTAAACTTGGCTTGCCGTATGATTCGGCAGGCTGAGGATGGAGAGAAACACCGCATGCTTGTGCGAGCCTCCCGTCTGTGTGGTGGATTCATCGCTGCAGGAAGGATGGAGGAGGAGGAAGTAGTCAGGGTTCTTCACCGAGAAATATGCAAGAGGGATGTAGAGTCTGAGTCTCACGCCCTCAACACGATCCTTGACGGGATCAACTTGGGTAAGAACATGCCCATCAGGGAACTCGTTGACGAAGAGAAGTCAGCCAAGCGCGAGCTTCTCATCAACGACGGGGACATGTCCTTCATCTCCTCAGACGACTCCGACTTCCGATGGATTGACGACTACTCACAGGGTAAGATTCAGTTGGGGCTCGGCACAGGTGATCCTAAGTTCGATGAGTTCTTCCGCTACAAGAAGGAGTTCCTCATTATCAACGGACACTCCAACGTAGGTAAGACCACTACAGCCCTGTACCTTATCGCAAACTCTGCCGTCCAGCATGGTTGGAAGTGGGTGATTTACTCCTCGGAGAACAGGACCGCATCCGTAAAGATGTCTCTGATGCAGTTCGCCATGGACAAGAAGGTGGCAGACATGACCTACTCCGAGAGGAAGGAGGCATACAGCTGGGTGCAGGAACACTTCACCGTGATCAACAACGAGCAGGTGTACAGCTACGCAGACATCATCCTGTTCATGGAGAAGGTGATGCGGCAGCAGGATATCGACGCAATCTTCATTGATCCGTACAACAGCCTCAAGCTGGACATGAAGGGAACCAACATCGGCGTCCACGACTACCACTACGAGGCAGCCTCAGAATTCCTGACGTTCAGCAAGGCCAACGACATTGCCGTGTGGCTCAACTGCCACTCAGGTACAGAGGCTCAGCGCCGCAAGGGACCCGACGGTTTGCCCGTTGCTCCATATGCGGAGGACACAGAGGGCGGTGGAAAGTTCGTAAACAGAGCAGATTGCTTCGTTACTATTCACCGAAAGGTTCAATCAGCCGACCCTAACATACGGAAAATGAGTGAGATACACGTCAGAAAGGTTCGTGAGGTAGAAACAGGCGGTGCGCCCACTCCATTGGAGGATCCGTACTGCTTAATCATGAATCTTTCCCACACTGGTTTCACAACGAGAATCGGTCAAAGGGCTCTCTTCCAACCGATTAACTTTTTGGAGCAGGCCCAAATGCCCATGAACATCAACTTCCTAGGTTGATTTTCAAAATTTCTCTTGGTAACTTCGTTCATATGAAGAAGAGGACGAAGACTCCTAAGAGGCGTACATCCAAAAAAAAACATTTAGGAAGGTACGCTAGCTCCTTAGAGAAGTATTGTGCTGATCAGCTGAAAGAATACGGGTTAGCTTTCGATTACGAGGAGCATACCTTCGAGCTGATGGAGAAGTTCCGCTTCCCCAACAAGTACTTTAAGATGACTGCAAAAGGTAAGGAGATGGCAGACCGATCTGGGTCTGTCGTTCTCCCTATCACATACAAGCCCGACTTTGTTGGAAGGGATCATGACTGGATCATCGAGACCAAGGGGTATCTACCGTCTCACCATGACTTCCCCATGAGGTGGAAGCTTTTTATGAGACACCTAGTGGGCAATAACGCGAAAACCATTATATTCCTCGCCAAGAATAGTTCTCAGGTGGATCGAGCCATTCAAGAGATACTAGAATCGATCAAGAATGGAGACATCTAGACTCAGCGCCTACTACCTGATTGCTTGCGACAGAGTCCACCAAGTGGTGGATGAATTGTACGAGACCCTTCATAACGAGAAAGGAGAACCGATTCAGATTTCTGAGGCGGTCATCGATATCGTGGCCAAAAGTCGGAAGGAGATTTATGAAGAATTGGATATGATCAAATCAATCGTCGCAGAATATGAAGCTTTACAAAGTAGAGGTAACAACGGAGATGATCCGAAAGGCTGAGGAGAAGTCCAAGCTGCACGGAGACATCAAGAACAGCATACGCCGAGGCGATGGAAACATGGCCGCTTACATAGGCGAAGAGATGGCACTGAAGTTTCTCAGTGACGTCAAGGAGAAGAACACCTACGATTACGACATGATTCGGTTCCCCAATACACCATGGGAGCACACGATCGATGTCAAGACCAAAGAGAGAGGGGTGAGTAAAGCAGGCAAGGCCTACGTCCCTAGGGGTCACTACTCCGTCCACGTAACAGAGGCATCACTGCACCAGAGGGTAGACACATACGTGTTCGCACAAGTGAACCGAGTCAAAGAAGGATATGAGGGGTGGATCCTAGGCTGGATGGATCGAGACGAATACCTCAAGAAAGCAGAGGTTGTGAAGGAGGGTCAGCCAGATGAGTATGGTAAGCCAGAAACAGCCGATGCTAGAAAAATGAAGATCTCAGAGATCATTCACTATTGATCTAGTTTTATTATCTTTATATCGTTACACGGGTTAGTTGTCTGTGGAACTTCGCAATCGTCGAGAGGGGACTTCGGTCCCCTTTCTTTTTATCCTCGAAGGCGATCGTTCTCCTTCTCAAGGAACTCCAGACGCACCTTGTATTCAGCGAGCTCTGTCATCACAGCTGCGAGCCTATCAGACACTTCGTTCTTCTCTTTATATGCTTGCTCAAGCTTTTCCTCAAGCACGGCAACACGCTCTCTCAAATCGTCTCTAAATAGCGTTTGCTCGCCCTTATCCTCTTTGCGCTCTTGGTGTTTGAGCTTGAGTCTGCTCTGGTAAAACTGCCAAGCCCCAGCAGAGCCGAGGACAGTTACGATTGTGATGATTGTTTGAGGATCCATTATCTCCTGTAAAACTCTTCGTTAGAAACACGATACAAATTCCAGATGCTCATCCCACAGATCAGGATCCATCCCAAGTGTGAGCCTTGCATCATCCCTGCCGTCGTGTAGTTGGCGACAGTGGCGATTGAAATAATAGATGCGATTTGAACTGCGATCTTGCGCATAAAAAGCCTGCCGTCCCACAGGGCACAGTAGACTTGGAAACCACCAGCCAGATGCGCTGCGATCTGCAACAACACCCAAGGGTTACCTAGTTCGAACATAGCGAACGGGAGAATAGACATGTGCAGCACACCGATCATGAGTTCGTTGGACTCAGAGTCAGTGTATTTCATGATGGCTTTGGCTCTTGCAAGTCCTTTCTTGTCTCGTAGTGGCATTAGATCTCAGTTTTTTTGTATCCAGCTCTGTTGAACAACCAGAGCGATGGGCAGAACCGAATCCACACCGCAACCTGCAGCATGACGACCACAAACAGAACACCTCCCCAAGACTGGTATGCAGCTGAGAGCAACAGTACCACGGACATGAGGAGGTAGACCATGCGAATAGAACTCCACTCTTTCATCAGATCATCTTGTTAAATTCCATGAAAGCCCACACGAGCTTCTTCCAGAATAGTTTGAGTCGGTTCTTCATCTCTTGCTTCTAAATCCTTTTAGTGCCTTCTTGACGGCCTTGAGGGAGCCACCGAACTTGTACTCACCCTTACCCACCTGCTTGATCATATCGAAGTGAGGCATGAGGATCTCGTTGAAATCACTGAGCTTGCTTTCAGGGAGTCCGATTGAAGTGAGCTTCGCGTCGATCTTAGACTTGACCTCGCTCAACATCTCTGGGGTTGGAGCAAAGCTTGCTGTTCCGTCAATCAGTCCAACCTCGTACTCCTCGATTCCAAACAGGTCTGCAAATGGCTTGGGTGTGCCACCGAAGTCATTCAGGGGGAGAAACTCCACCGATTCAGTAGACACCTTAGCCTTGCCGTTCTCAATGTATTTTATTGGGAACACGTAAGAGTCTGTGCTCAAGTCGTTTGCGCTACCGAACTTAACCTTAGCTCCCTTCGGCACTTCCTTGATGATCTGAACCATCGCTCTACCCCTAGATGCGGGAGAGGTGTTGTCCATCAATCCAACAATGGTATAGCCATCACCTTCCTTTGCGAGAGAGATGAAGTCGTTGGTGTCGTAGTCTCTGTAGCTGATATCAGAACCCTCCTTGTGTAGCTTGAAGTTACCAATTGAGTTAGGCGGTCCAGATACAGCTTTCTTAGATGGGTTCTTGATGAATTCTGCAGCGTCCTTGAGTCTTGAGTACTCAGATGGTTGCAGCTGTTTGGCGTTACCCTGAGCCAGATCCTCAAGGCTCTCTGATAGTCTTGCCCGTGCAGATGGAGACATCTTAACGATACCCTCTGCGTTGCTCAAGATTGCGTCACCAACATCGCCAGCCTCGTCGATTGCACCAATGATTTTGGAGATCGGTTTGATGTCTGATACTCTGACGAAGTCGGGCAGCGCGTTCTTCAGCATGGAAGCGTTTCCGGGAAGGAACGCGAGGCCTGCAGCCATGGCAAACTCAAGAGCACTATCCGACTCACCCATAGCCTTGATGTCACCCACGGGAGATAAGAACTCTGCAATGGGGTAGGAGGTCTCAATGGCTCCGCTAGGAAGCTCTTGCGTCTCTCTCAAGTACTTGGCGTCTTCACTGCTAAGCGGTTCTCCAAAGATCTTAGAGAATCCAACGTAGTCTCCAGCCGCTTGATCAAGAAGGGCAGCCTCTGGTGACGTGTATACGGGTGGCTGAATGGCCACTCGTGTGGTTGAGGCAGGGGCAGCAGAAGTAGGATCGCCCAAAGCCCTAAGCTCCCGACGCTGCTTGAGCTGCTTCAGCAACTCTACAGTTTCGGGGGGCAACTGACCCCCATCCTGATACCTCTTTACTCTCATTTTCTTGCTTTCTCGATGGTTCTACCAGCGAAATATGCACCGAATGCTGTTAGCATTAGGATCTCTAACAAAGATACGTAAGAATCCTTGACGTTAAATGGAAGCTGATCCAAGCTGTCGAGGACCATGGTCACCATGAACATGGCCATCAAACAGATAAGTGTCACAGGACGAATCAGTTTCGCCAACTTAACATCGCTACCCATGTCTGCCTTCCATCTCTCAGTCACGTTAGATTGGTAAGCCACCTCGGCATCAACGCGAGCTTGAATCTCTGCGGGATCAATGTCAGTAGTAGTATCCAAAAGACTCTTGACCACACCGAGGGCTCCTCGATCGGGCAACAAGTCTCCAGCTACATCAAGTACAGACGGTGCCTTATCCTTCAGCCACGCACCCAAGCCTGTGTCTTTAATTTTCTTTTCTTCTTTCATCGTGTAGGTCTTTCTGGTTTGGGAGGAGTAATCGGTTTGTATCGACCAATGAAGATCCCCTCTGCTTGCTTCTTGCTGACGCGAGTGTACTTCTGGATGGTTTCGATGATGGCTTTCTTGCTCACACCCAGTCTGTTAGCTGACATTGCGAACTCGTGCATCTCCTCCTGAGCTGCTCTGTAAGCATCACGAGCTTGATCAAAGTTCTTGTACTTCAATGAGTTAGCGTCATACAACTTCTCCTTGAACTCCACCATCTTGAATCCAAGTTGCTGATTTACATCAACTTCGTATGGCTTGAAGCCTGTGAGCTGGCCTCCGACCTCTTCAGGGCTACCGCCTGAGTTGTAGATCTTCCGAACAGATGTGAATGTACCCGGCTCGATAACCTCATACATGTAGGCCATGACGTCCTGCATCTGCTGAGTCTGAGGAGACTCTGGGTTGTAGATGGGCTTTCCGTAGTCGTTCACGTTTCTGCTCAAATTGATGAACCGCCTAGTCAAGATCTCCTCACCGAGGAAGGGCTCAATAACTGTGAACAAACCCTTTCCAAATGACTCGATGCTGTCCTCTCCTCTCATGAATGAGTTGGCGATCTTATCGAAGTGGCCATATGGATCTGAGGCAGAGATGTCGATGTAAGAGAACTTGCCATCCTCCATTGCGTAAGGGATGACACGTGAGTTCTGACTCCACGGGGCCATGAACTTCCTGAGATCCTCTTGTCTCTGGTCTTCACCCTCGTCATCCATAGCCCTTCCGACCACCCCCATGACGCCTGCGCCGACCGCTTTACCAAACATGCCCGTGACCGCAGCTTTACTAGCAGCGTAGCTTGATGCACCAGCAAGTCTCTGAGCACCAATCTTTCTTATCTCTGGGTTGTCTGACTTGATCTCTGAGATGCCCTGAGCCATGGTGTTCCATGCAACTCTGTATGACTCAGCTTGGAAGGACACGAAGTTCCCCATGAATGGGAATCGACGAATCATCTGGATGGCCTCTGGCACCCTGCTGTATGTGGGGTAGGTGTTCTTCACCAGCTCTGCCACATAGTTGTCCAGCTCAGCTGATTGCTCGGGAGTCAGTTGATCTGCCTCTACTCCAAACTGAGCCTTGGCGTAGCGGTTTCTCTCATTCTCGAATGCCACGATCTTAAAGAAGTCATCCTCTGCCTGATACAGATTCTCAGCTTTCTTCATACCCACACGGGCCTTACGCAAGAGGTTCTGACTTCTGCTCAGGTTCTCGTTGTTCATTCTGTTGGCCAAGGCATCATCCATGTTGGCGTCCTTGAACATGTCTCTGATTTCACCGAGTGCAGCACTTTGCTTGACGATACCGAGCTCGATGTATCTGTTCATCCTGTCCTGCAGGGCTTGAGACCCACCCTTCATGTCCGCCTTGAGGGTTTGGTATGCGGTCTCCAGTTGCGTCAGGTCGTAGTGGCCGTTAGCCCACATGAATCCGAGGTTACCGATTACGTTCTTGGAGTGAGTTCCAATAGACCCGATAGTCTTAGCCCACTTCACGGTGCCGATGGCAGCCATGTACTTCTTCATGAAGCTACCCATCTGCTCTGGAACCTTATTGAACTCGGCAGCGATCTCAGGGGTGGTATACATACCGTTGAGCGGAGCCATAGCCTCGCTACCCTCTGATGCAATCTGCACTGAGTTAGGTCCTGTGGGCTTGTCGAACAACCACACACCCTTGCCGCTCTCTTTAACGGTGTTTAAGAACCGCGCCCCCTCAGCTGTCTGAGCCATCTTCAAAATCGAAGAGGCATAGTTCTGTGCAGGGTCAGTATACTCACCCATCAAAGCGAGGATCTCTTTGGGGATATCCTTTCTCTGCTTGAGGATGTTTGTGTTCTTGGTATCGCTAGCCGCAGAGGCAAACGCAGCAGCCTCGTTGGGGTCGAGGTACTTATTCATCAGCCCCTCCACTCTCTTCTCCAAGAATGCCTCGGCATCCAGACCCTCAGGGTTGAGCTCAGGGTTGAGGTAGTCGGTCATGGCCATAGCCCTGTTCTGCTCTCTCAAGAAGTTGCGAGCCTCGTTCTTGACCTCTTCACTAACCTTGTTCTTCCAGTCCTTGTTGGTGAACACCTCAAAGGATCTGGTCAGGTACTGACCGAGGTTTCCGATAACCTTATCTACTTGAGAATCAGGCACAACGCCTAAGTTGATTAAATCAATACTCAACCTGTCGATCTGGTTTCTCATCTCAAGAGCCAACCCAGCGAATTCGTCAGGCAACCGATTCAATCCCTCGCCACCACGCAGAGCGTCGTCGAAGTCAGCGAGCAACTGATTCTGATCTCCCTTATATCCCCTGAGGAGTCGGTTGAATTCACGGATGTTTTGCTGAGCAATGTTGGTTTGCTTAGAGATGTTGGCCTCTCTCTTCTCACGGGCAGCAAACATACTCTTGGGCATGAAGCTACGTGCTGAGAAGAAACGGCGACGAAGTCCGTCAAGCTTTGATCGGATGCCCTTACCCTTGACGTACACCCCTTCTTCCTCCAGCTTTCTTGCGTACTCCTCAGGGTTTACTTGGGGGCCCTGTGCTGGAGCTGGTTCACTTACAGGTTCTGCCGAAGGTGCTTCTTCAGATACTTCAGCTGCTGGCTCCTCGGCAACTGGCGCAGCTTCCGCAGGCTCCCCAGAGAGTTCGGCTTCTTTTCTTCTGACGTATTCGTCGTGTTCTCGTTGGAATTCTTCATCCTGTTCAAGTAAGTCGTTTATCTTTTGTTCTTGTTCTGGAGTCTGTGCTTCGTCAAGCAAGATCTGGTAGGCAGCATCCTGAGCGTCCTGACCTTCAAGCATGATGGTCTTGCCCTCGGCGTCTTTCAATGACACTCTTGTGACATTTCCTTCCTCGTCGTACTCAATGCCACGTTCAGGCAGATCCCTTTGAATACCGAATTCGTTGCCCTCGTACAAAATGGTGCCGTCAGGGGTCACCTCAATGTTGGACTTGTCTTCGCTGATATTTAGCTCTGAGATAGGCTTGTCCATCACCTCCTCTGCATTACCGAGATCAATGATTCGGTCCTCTGTCTCGACCACCACTCTATCCCCGTACTCCGTGTCTCTTCTGAGCTCACCACGAGTACCGTCTTCCAACACAACAATCCTTCCGAGCTGGTCTGCAACAGCTGGAGCCTCCGTTTCAGCCACATCTACGTCACCGTCATATCGTGCGTTGATGTTCTCAATCTGCTCGTCGATCTTGGCCAGTCTTCTCTTTGCAGTCTGCGTTCCCTTACCCTCAAGTTCTTGACGCTCAAGCTCCAAGTCCACCAGCATAGCTCTGTCTTGCTCGCTATACTCGTCAGGTATATCCTTGGAAATCACAGACTTACGCTTCTTCTTTTCAATCTCTGCTTGAAGCTCTGGGTCGTTGTCAACTTCAATATTTACCTGACTGATTTCATCATCTGACAAGTCTTCTACAAGTTCAGACGCTTGCTTCTTGCTGACCGCCCCACCGTTAACCTTGTAGGAGCCACGATCCTGAATGGCCGCTGAGGCCAAGGTGACTGGCGTACCAACGACACCAACGGATCCCTCCATCAAGGCCTCACCAATATCCACTGTCTGACCTGATGCTGTCTGAGCCAACAGTTCACCAGTAACACCAGTGGTCGCCTCACCTGCTGCGGTCTGAGTCACAACACGAGTCTGTGCCTTACCTGCAGCCTTAGCTGCCTTGGCGCTCCTAGAGAGAACAGCTCCACCGAAGCTGTCGACAAAGCCAATGGTTCCTGCACGAAGAGCTGATCTCTTGCGGATCTGACGAAGCTTAGACTCATCCATAAGGATGGGGGCTACGTTCTCGTAGGTGAATTCCTTGTCCCCCAACTCCTCTTTAAGGAAGTCAACGAATGACATGCCCATCTCTACGGTGGCACCAGCCATACCAAGTGCAGGCGTCAAGCTCAAACCAAATCCAGCAACAGCCCCAGCCCCAGAGGTGACTGGCGCAAGCGGTCCACCAGCCAAGCCCGCCGTAGCACCAGCTGCTGTTCCTGCAGACACCATGGCGAGCGCATTCTCAGCAGACTCCCTGTTCATCATGCCAGATGTTGAGCTAACCAACGTCTCCAGAAGTCCTTGAGGGTGTTCTGCCGAAGCAACGAGGAATCCCCAGACCCCTCCGCCGTTCAACTCTTGTGTAGCAGCAAAGGACTCGGCCTCGTCAGAGACACCGACTTCCCTCATACGGGCGTCATAGTCGTTTACTTGATTGACGAGAGACTGAATGGTCTCTTCTGTAGGGGTGATGTCCCCAATGGCCATAGAGAAAGAGAATGGGACGATATCCCCTGTAGCTTGCCCCTGACCCCACGCTCTAGCCGCGTCATCAAATACGTCTCCCAGAATTGGGATAGAGTTAACCATGTCCCCAAACGCCCCGTCAAGATACTGAGTCTCAGCACCTTCGATGGTTACGTCAAAGGCTGGTGTGGGGGATGCCCCTGCGTAGGTTAAGTAACTAGGCTCTACTGTAGCTGAACCCGAATCTCCACTCGGTTCTTGTTGACCCTGACTCGTATCTGAGGTAGACCCCGTAGAAGCCCCTTCCGAATCGGGTGCCAAGATAGGCTGTGCGGTTCTTGCCCCAAATTGAACGGGCGGAATGTCCGCTTTGTCTTTTTTTTTTACGTTGAAGAACTGAGAGTAGAACTCATCAGGTGACTTCGTGTACAACCCCTGACCAGAGACCGCATCAAACAATGCCTTCTGAGATTCAGGTGTGGAGAACTGCATAGAGAACTCCTCGTAAGACTTGGTGTACAGCCCCTGCTCATTCAGGCCCTCGTAAAGACCCTTATGAGCTTGGCTGAATCCTTCTTTTTTATTTGGATCCGTCATTATTGTCCGATGTTATCAAACAGCCCTCCCTTAGGAGCGGGCGCTGCAGCAGCCTCTTGGATGATGTTCTGAGCCTCACCCTTGTCTCCGTAGACCAAGCCCTTCTGGAGCTTCTCGAAGGTGATTGTTTCGTCGTTGTACACCCGTCTGATGGCCTGAATGATCTGGTCAACCTTAGCCTTGTCGTTAGTTTGATCAAGCATGATGCTCTTGACCTTTGATCCATCGTAGTTGAGGTTCATCAGGGCGAGCTTTCCGTTGGGGAGGAAGACCAAGTCGCTGAGATTCAAGTCGAATTGCTCTGGCTCAAGCTTGGCGTCTCCAAGTTCGTACTCGATGTTGTCGATCTCGTAACGCAAGTCCTTAGCAGCCATGCTGTTCTTGTTGTCGACCTCTTCATAACGGGCCTTGAGTTCGTTGAGGAGTCGGTGCTCTTGTCCGAAGTTCGGGTTGTTGAGCTTGATGGCTTCAGTCTCTTTTGTGTTCTTGGCAAGGCTGCCCAACGTGTATCTAGTGCCAACAAGTGATCCCTCCCTCATGTCGGCCACATTCATGACTCGTCCCATCTCGTCAAACGCGAGAAGCTGACCCTCTTTAAACAGTTCGCTTACGTTGAACTTGAAATCAGACTTGCTGTCGAACTCGTTTCGGAACACACGTGGACCCTTACCGCTTCCTCCGTTAGGTTCTTCTTTCTCGACAACAAACTTCGAGGCCTCAACCATTTCGCTGATGAGGTCTTTGTTCTTGTTTTTGATGTAGTCCTTGTGAAGCTGGTATTCTGAGTTGTTTACATCTCCAGTGATGTAGGCAGAGATGAGAGATTCATTGTCTCTGTATCCGTCCCCCCACAAGTTTTGGACAGCCCAAGCTCTGGCTGCAGCCCCATCCTCGTTACTTGCGCCTGAGTTAACAATACCAGCAGCAGACTTAGTGGCTTCAGATCTATTCCAAGCATCCTTGTTGTAGGCCTTTGCTGATTCACGGATGGTGGTTTCACCAATCTGAATAGCACTCTTTCCGTACCGACTAGTAGTTGGCGCGGTGAAAGTCGATGGGTTGGCCCAGCGGTCCCATGATTGAATCGGTTCCCAGTCTCCAGTCTCTTGACCCGTTTCTGAGTCGAGTTGCTTGTAGAATACAGTTCCGTCAGAGCCCATCTGAGTGACAATGTCGTTACCCTCAAAGGCTTGCTGAGCCATGATGCTTCCCTCGGGGGTTGCAGCTGACTGCATGTAGACTGGGAGCTGTTCGTTAAACTTAGCAGCAGAGGCTGGGTCGTTAGCTACGTCGTTGAGCAGCTCTCTTGACGCCTTAACCTCATCACTATTGTGAGCCGCGTGGGTATTAAACCAGTTGGCAATGTTCTGAACAGCCTGACGAGCAGCCACAGGATCATCGATAGAGAAGTCGTAGATCTTCTGCATCTCCTCATTCATGTACTTCTTGAAGTGGGGCCTCAGTGGTGGGATGAGCTTAGAGATGTCATATCCCTCTACGTCAGAGAGGTACTTGTCTGCAGCATCCTTTCTCGCCTTCATCTGCTTGATGATGGCTTTCTGTTCTGCTGCTTTCTGCCAGCCAGTGAAGTCAGGTAGCGGAGCTGCCTCCGTTGCTACCTTTTGTGTATACGCTACCGCCATTACTGAATATCGATTTCCTGCTGACCCACCTGAAACTGTGGTTCGTTCAAGAATTCAAGAAGATTCGCAACCTTCTGAATCTCTTCGGGTGCTTCAGGATTGCTCTCCAAGAACTTGAACAGGAGTTCTGCGGCCTGCATGGTGTTGCCAGTCTGCTCGGGGTTGAGCACCACCTCGTCACCAGTCAGTTCTGCTTCCTTCTCTCCAGTCTCTTCGTCGATGAGAGCCTTTTTATTTGTGTCGTGATTAAACTCTCCTCCAGTCTTGTAGATCTGTGAATCTAGAGAGCCGCCTTCCTCTGCGCTCAAAACGCCATCCTTTCCTGCGTAGGGGGCTCCAGAGAGATATGCCTGAGTGTATGCTGCAGGGGCACTAGCCATTGTGCTCAGGCCTTCAACCTGACCTGCAAATCCAAGGCTCGCCGCTTGCTGACCCTCCGCTCTAAGCTGAGCCTCCAAACCTCTCTGTGCTTGGATGTTCATATCTGAGATCTGCTGAGCTCTTTGAACATTTGATTGTCCGTAACTCTCTGCGAGTCTTGCCAGTCCAGCATCGGCGGCAGTCATCTGCTGAGCGGCAGAAAGTTCCGCCTGACCAAGCTGCTGTGACAGCTGTGGAGCAATGGCAGAGATGGCTTGACCAGAACGTGTTGGGTCCTGAACGCCAGAGGCAATGGCCTGTTGAGCCAAGGCAAGATTCTGTTCTCTCAGTTGCTGTACAGCCTCCGCCGCCTGCTTCTTCTGAAGCTCTGCGAGATCTCTAGACTCCTGAGTAACAGCGTATTGAGGTCCAGCATCATACTCCAATCCTCTCAGCTTTCTAAGGGCATCTTCAGCAATCTGTTCTCCTCCTCTTCTTTGGATACCAGATGAAATACCCTTGATAGCCCCCTGAGCTAACTTGGTTCCACCGTAGAGCGCTGCAAGTGTTGCTAGTGTAATGGCCATGTTGCAAATATAGTTATTCTCACTTAGAGTGGTCTAAGTCAGTTTGTTCGTAGTTAAGGTTTAATGCATAGAGCTCAAAGTCCTGAGCGCCAAGAGTAAAGTGGGCTTCAGCGAACTGCCCTCTCATCATGTCACCCGCATGGCGAGGATCAATCAAAGCAAACACAGTCAATCCCGATTCTGCAGTCTGAGAGATAAGACCCGCCAAAGCTGGGATGGCACCGACAGCAGTAGCCTTGACCACAATGCCGTCGTTCTGATACGCAGACTTCAATCCGACCGACTCAAGATCTTCGGTGCTAGCAATGTTGATGCTGCATCTTACGTCGTTGTACATCATCCCCTGCTGGATGGCCTCTTGCTGGCCACCATAGATGGATACAATGTTGGCTGCACGAGGGCTCTTAAAGACAAGTTTTGTTCTGTTGACTGCCCCCTGACCAACGCCCACGGCAAGCCCAGAGATAGGGAGCTTGTACAAGTTGTTGCCCAAAGAGTTTTCCATCAAATCAAAGCCCTTTCTGAAGAACATGTGACCCATGTACTTGAGGTCTGCAGTGGGTCTAATCCTAGGGTCCTTACCGAGGTGAGCGTACTTGTTTCCTCCGTAGTTGCTAATCAGTCCTGCACTCACATACTCCCTGCGACCAGATGGGCTGATGAAGTCACTGGTAGTAAACAAGTTAACTCCATTCTTGTACTCGCCAGCTCCCTCGATAGACATCGACTTGTAGAGTTTATTCTGGGATGGGTTGGCAGAGAAAGCTACAGCTACTGTTGATGGGTATGTGTTTCCATAGAAGCTGTTGTTGGTCCCGACGTTGTGCCTCCAAGCGACACTCCCATCATTGATCAACTTATTTGATGAGAAGAACTTCTTGTCGATGTTGGAGTAGTTAGAAGCAATGTAATCGTACTTCGACGTCCACACATTGTTCTTGTTGCTAAAGCCTATGGTCTTCTTCATGATGATGGAGTTACTGTGAATGTTCCGCCGAGGGAGCTGTTAAGCGTTCCCGTCAAGGCGTTGGCTGCAGCAAAGGCCGCTTCAACATCTTCCACAGCGATAGAGTAGATGTCTGCTCCCACGTAGTCCTCAAGGGTGTTGGTTAGCTGAAAGTTTTCGAAGTTCCAGATAGTTCCGCTTGGATTTTCCTCGGGGCCAAATCCAGATCCAGAAAAGCTATCTAGGGGCTGCTGCACGATCGCTCTCATGTCAGAGATAGCATTGTGCAATCCAACAAGAAGGGACATACCAGTTTGTCTAAAGCCTTGAGGGAAGTTTGGCTCACCTTGGTAATAGGTCGTGTTGTATGATGAGAAGAAGTCAGCTGGTGTTAGAGCGTCTGGACCAAGTCCCTCGAATTCAATTTCCCCTAAGTAGGTTCCAGTTGAAGATGTCTCACCACCTTCATATCTACCCAAGAATCTCTGAAACTGAACAACTCTAGCTACCGCGTTTTCTGAACTATCCACGATACTCAGTAGACCAGCAATGTTTGCTCCAAATGGATATTCATTAGACGCTTCAAATACTAACCCTTTTGCGAAGTCATTTGCCTCGTTAAAACCCTCAAAGTCGTCTGCATAGAGTCCACTGAAGTCCAAGAACTTCTGCTTGGCGTCTGAGAGAACTGACTGAAGGTTTCTAATGCCTTCTGCCACGCTAACCCCAGTACCGCTTTCATTCAAAACGTTTGAGAAAGCATTGATCACATCAATAACGTCCTGATCTGTTCCTGACTCAAGCTTAGTCATCCACCCTTGAAGAATGTCTGTATTGCTGCCCTCCGATGTGTCGAATCCTCCGAACTCACCCACTGTATTTGCAGTGGCATTGAGGAATGTAGTAATCGGTCCTCTGAGTGCATCGGCAACTGGCTCGACTGCTCCAAATACAGACTCAAGATCTGCGGTAAACTCAGCTACAATTTCTGATGCAAATACGATTTCGCTAAGGTCAATCTGACCATCTTCGTTTTCGTCAAAAGCATTAAGGATAGTGGCAGCAGAAGGAACTGAATCCACTCCAATCTCATTCAGGAGCCCTGCAATAGGAGCTGGGATTTGATTCACGACATCAGGCTTCCCCGCCAAGTTGTAAGTAGCGTTGAGTCCGTTGAAGGCCTGAGTAAGAAGAGCGTCTCTAGTTACCTCAAGCGAAGCGATGTTCGCGCTCTGAGATGTGATGAGTGACTCAAACTGAGTGTCTTTGTAGTTCTGGATTCCATCCTCCAAGTTCGCTGAAACCAGAGACTCAAGGTCAGTTGTGTAACTGTTCAGAGTATCTTCAAGCTGAGTGAGCCCTTCGTTTGAAGCGTTGTAGAGTGATTCAATAACGCTTTCAGACACGCCGTTGTAGTTGATTCCAAACAACCTTGTAACAGAACCCCCACCCTGATTAGCAGCTTGAGTGTTGTAGATGGCGCTAACAACCTGAGAGATCTGAGTCAAGATGTCGTTTTTATCAGCACTAACTGCACTAATCGTGCTGGAAAGCGATGTTGTCACTTGGGCACCAGAAGTACTAAGGATAAGATCCATGGCGTTAAGGAACGCCGACATATCTGAAATGAAGCTCGGGTTTTCGTAAATGGCAGACCCAATCGGAATATCAGAAGACGGATCATCGTCATTCAGAGAGTTGGTCGTAGGAATACCAAACCCAATCTTATAGTCGGTAAATGCACCACCGCTTCTCAGGGAGTAGGATCCCTGATCTTCGTTAAAAAGGCCAGCGTTAGCCTGAGCTTGTCCATGGTAAGCAAGCATGAGCTCAAGGAAATCCTCTTTGCTCACGTTCGCTCCAGCTGGGGCAATGTTGGGGAAATGATTCGCCTGAAGTGGGACAGCTATAGAGGCGTCTTCTGAAATATTTGTCGTAGCCTGACCAATTGCGACGGTCATCTGCAGGGCACTGGTGTTAAGGCTGTCTCTGATCTGCTCATGAGACGCACTGGCTGAGCTAAGCTGCCCAGTAATTGTAGCCTCGTTGTCGTTTAGAGATCCTTCAAGCAAACCAACAAACTCATTAAGAGCATTTACGGTTACTTCACCTCCAGTAAGAGATGAGATGGCATCCTCAAAACCTGTGATTTCAGAATCAAGGTTATCGACAAAAGTGGTCAGCTCTACAGTAAGCTCATCGACACTTGGTGCACCCTCTTCGTTGATCACATTGACGATTGCATCGTAGAGAGATCCGACCTGCCCAAGCAAAATTTCATTTTGCTCTTCGAGCGCATCCAATACATCCTGATCAATAACAGGACCAACCACGCCATCTCCACCTTCCTCTTCTTCGCCTTCACCATTTGTCGGGTTGACTGGATCGTCTTGAACAGTAGATCCTGACTCCTGAAGAACCTCGACATCTCCAGAGAAACTCAAGGTCACGGCATTGTACACACTGAGTACGTACTCGTCGAGGATGGGGTCGTATCCACCAACAACTCTGACCTGACCAGAGTTAAGTGACGAGTCAATGGCCGACTGGAAGAGCTCCCTGAAGTACGACTTCATGCCCTTCTCAGAGATGATCTGAACACCGTTGGCTGGGTTGAACTTGTATACCTCTTGCTTCTCCTTGTTTGCGAAGTACAAGCTCTCCCCCACCTTGGCCACCGATTCAGGGTTGGTGCTACAACCATTGTCTCCCGCATAGAAAGACTGAGTTCCGATAACTTTCTCTGATGCTACGATCAACTCCTGACCAGTGAGGTCCGAGATGACACTGCGAGCGATTGGGAGGGCGCTGACCTTCTCCTCGTTCAGAACGAAAATAGAGTCTCCAAAATCAACGATCTTGGAAATCTGACCATGCTTATTGGGAAGATCCTTAAAGTTGCTTGTAGTGGCGTCAAACGTCGTGTATCGCAAGACAGGTGAAGACAGGCTGTTGAAGTCCGAGAAGGTCACAGAGGAATCTCTGCGAATCTCCTTTTGGAATCGGTTCATTACCTTGGGGCGCCCGTAATCATATTGGTCCGCACCAGAGATAACGTCTGTAAACGTCTTGCTTTCAACATAGTAGTCCAAAAACTTGGGGCTGCTAGTGCCTACATCCCTAATAAGGTTTAGGAATCTCTCCTGCTGTACGTTGTACGAAGGCATGGCTAGTGCAGTTCGTCTAAACCACACGTCACCGTTCTGAAGAACAATCTGGTTGTTCTCCCAGCTGGGCACCCCACCATCTCTAATCACGTTGTACTTGCGAGAGATCTCGTAGTAGACCCTGTTCTCAATATCCTGATTGTTGATAGGGCTGTAGATCTCAAAGACGCATCTGTTGTTCCACAGGTGAGCGTTAGAGGCAGAAGGGGAGGTGCCGTTACCGCTTTGAGCTGACTTCACATAGTCAAACGAGAATCCAGTTGCGCTGGGGTTGTCTCTCAAAACCAAGAACTGACCAACCTTCGAGGGGATGGCTGGAGGGTTGTCTTGGTTGATAAGCGGGTTGTCCTCGTCATCAGCAAGGTTGACCAGACCGACTACATCAAACTCATATGCAGTGGGGTACACCCTGTTAGACTGGTTCGAGTAATAAGAGATGATCCGCAGCTTGTCACCCTCCTTGTAGTTGTACAGGTCCTTGGTTCCAATTGTAGATACAGCCCCGAAAGACTCAGCGTAAGACACGTCTCTGTTCTCCTGAAGGTAGTTGAGGGAAACGTAGATGTTTCCGTTCGTTCCTTCGTTGGCGTGCTCAATGAACGCCCCACCAGCAGTGTACTGAATGAAGTCATCAACAGTGCTGTTGCCTCCGTAAACGATTTGATAGTGCCATGCCCACGACGGGGGAGAGCTGTTCAAGTTGACTTGAATGCTTACTGGCCCCTGAGCAACTCCGTTATCGTACCCGTCAACATACGTACTCCCCAGAGGCACCACGTCGGTGGATCTACCTCTCTGGTCGTAGAACACGATGCCGAAGTCGTGAGTGGCCTTTGTCTTAAAGGACCTGCTAGCAGTGCTGCCCGTGTTGGGAGGAACAGTTATAGCATCAAATGAGGTTACCTCAACGATTGCAGACTCTCTTTCGAGGATGGGGTCGTCAGCATCAGCAGCAGCTGAGTCCGACCACATGTCAATCGACGTAACAGCATTCTGATCATTTGGGACGAAGAGCAACGGCATGTTCCAGCTAGACTGACCCATAGCGTCCTTGAAAACTGAAGACTCAAAAGACCCGATGAATGGTGCGTATCCCATAACGATACACTTGTGGGTAACACTTCCAAAGTCAAGGCCTTTGTAGTTAACTCCTGCAAGTTCGCCAGAGTCCTTCCCGCTTGCTCCAGCCTCTCCGTCAAGTGTAGAGAATGCAAACTGGAAGAAAGCGTCTTCACGTTGGATGATCTCAATATCATCAAACTCTTGAGCATCAGCAGCGAACCTGCTGAATGTATGAATCAGTGCTTGTTCTCCACTGTATGCAAATGAGAACACCCCATCAAGTCTCTCAACTTGAGTCCGTGTTGTTCCTGCGGGGATGAGACCACCAAACCACCTTTTGATTTGAGTGACGTCAATCTCATCCTCAAGAGTCCCATAGATGCCGTTAAGTTCAACTGAATCAATCAATGGGTCCAATCCACTAACGATGAATGCGGCTTGAGAGCCGAGGTGAGTGAACATACCCCCAGCACCTGTTGCACCTAGCTCTGGGGCGCTAAGATCCCCAAGCTCAAACTGAATGAAATCAGGAGTCAAGCATACCCATCCGTCAAAGATGTTTCCAAACTGGAGATCAAGTTCACCGCCTTGGGCATTAGTCAAAAAGACGTCAGCCCAGTTGGAAATTCTATCGCCCACCCCTTCGCTCATATCCACATCGGGGATGCAAGTGAAGATCTCTGGGTTCTGGATGTCGACCAAGTCAAGAGCAAAGAATGAATTGTCCTGATTGCCATACTCGGACAAGGCGTACTGATCAGAGATATCTCTAAGTGTAAAGCTTGGTGTGGCCTTGTTCACAATAAAGAAACCGCATGGCTGCACGCCCCTTGAATCAGCAGCCTCGATTGCACTGTAGTCACCGACAGCATTGATCAGCTTAGTCCTGTAGTCGGGAGACCCGAAGACATTCAGCTTATCCTTGTTGGAGATGTTCAAGTCGATGTCGTACTGAGCAACGTTGTTTACAGAGATGGTGTCGATCAGAGGGATAGAAACGGGGTTTCCGTTAACTACTTGAGAATCAAACAAAGACGAGTCTCCTCTGAGATAGTTGCCAGTGAGGAGGTCTCTGATAATCAGAGATAGTCTCTCACGTGAGATGTCGAGCAATGTGCTGAATGAAGCGCCGAACTCAAGTGGTCTCCCCTGAATGATGAATGGGTTGTGTGCCGAAGTACCGTAAGTAACATCGATCTCACCTTCATTCGTGAACGCAGGAGCCCAACGAGGCATAGCTTCGTCGATAGAGTTTGCCGTTCTGTATGGAATCTCTGCAATAGACCGTCTTTTAAGACCAGACGTTTGCTCTGCTACAGAAGGAAGGTCGATACCACCTCCCTGAAGACTAGGGAAGAACGAAGCTCCTCCAGCAGCCATGCCAACAGTCTCATTTCCCATGTCAATGAAGAGACCCTGATGCTCAACCGATTGAGCGATGTGGCCCTCGGTACCATCACCGAGCTTGGTGAGCTGAGCACTTCCGTGGTAGCTGTTGCGTGACTCGTAGAAGTGGAAGTTATTGTCTGGGCTTACGTTCAGGTTGAAGATAACCTGAGTGCCAGCGGCAATGCTGTCAGGCAGTCCAGATGTATCCAGCTTGTATGCAGAAACCCTGTTGTGGGGAGAGGTGTCATCCGTAGAGTCGTTGACCTGTCTGATCTCTGGAATAACTTCCAGCTGAAGGGAGATAAAGTCGGTAGGTCTCTCAGCAAATCCGTGATTGATAGTAGCGTCAACATCGGGTACGTCGAACCCCTCAACGTAGTTTGCGTAGAAGAGTCGGTTATTGGTGATGTCTTGGGTGCGTGCCTTCTTGGGGACCGCATCAAAGTGGCGACGAGTCTCCCCAACAGGAAGAGCCGTGTAGATCTCATCGTTGTAGAACTTAGAAGAGACACTGCCTCCGCTGTAGTCTACCTCGTCTGCAATCAGCCACGCACCTGTGTTGCCGCTTCTTACCAAGATTCTAACGCGAGACACCTCTGAGGTGAATGCGTTATCTGGGATGTTGAGCTGGATGTAGTTCTCAGAGAAGAAGTTAGGGTTGGGCTGAGCACCCTGATTCAAGTAGGCAGATGGAACCGCCAGAGTAGAGTAAGTGCTGAGCGCACTCACGTCTCCAGACTTATATACGTTCTGGTATGCAAACTGAAATCCCCTCTCCCCCTTGAAGTTGCTGACCTTGTAGGTCGGATCGTTCTGGAAGCTCCACTGAGGTGGGTCAACAGGAGTTCTAGGGCAGACAGAAACAAAGTCCAAGAACTGCAAACCAGATCCAGCTTCGGAAGCTCTCTGGACATCAATCTTCTTCGGCTCCGTATGGTTGTCAGTGAAGAACAGGATGGGCTTCAAGTCGGTCCCCCCAACCACTGAGTTAGGGATATACACCACGTTGCCGTCAACGTAAGAGTTGCCCCTAAAGTTGAACAGCTCAGATGAGAGCAACTTCTGCAGGTTGTTGCCCGAAGTGTCGTAGAAGTAAACACCTGACTGTGAGCCATTTGGGCTGTACACAAAGTAGTAGATGCGGCCAGCACGCTCGTCGTTGCAGCTTCCGATAACCTTAGACCCAGTGGCAAGGCCGTGATCGGTAAGGTTTGTCACAGCCGAGTTGCCCTTGACTGGCTTCAAGACGCCGAAGTTTCCAGTGGCTGTTTCTACGCCTGAGGAGAACTCTCCATTGTTGTCGTCAATAGTTACGTTGACCGCATCCAGCATCTCATCCTGCTGGTGTAAACGTGTATCCTTGCTCGAATTGAGTCTTCTGGGAAATACTTTATCTATTGCCATTAGTACTTAGGTGCCTGCTTGAAGTTCTTTCTAATCGTTCTCAATGCCTCTTCTCTGGTGAAGTTGCTTAGACGTGCCTTAGCCTTGCGGCGCTCGTTGTAGTACTCTGAGCGGGCACGCATCTTCTCGTTTGCAGGTACCGTTGACTTTCTTTCGCACAACTTGTAGTAGATGTAAGCACGAAGAGCCTCCTCTGCGTACACGTGGATCAATGGGTTGGAGCTGCGAGCTTCGTCTGCAACGTACTCAATGACCACCTTGGTGATGTCGCTGCTTGTATCGATCTCCAGTCTGTTCTGGTCAAGGTTGATCCTGTACTCACCCATACCGTGACCACCACCGATTCCATACAACCCACCGAGATTGTTCTCGTAGATGTAGTTTCTGAACACGTAAGACTCAAACGGATCTCCGTTGTCTACGTCGCCGTTGGTTGACGTCTTGTCGTCGAGTCGGTTCTCTACTTCATTCTGCTCAAGGTACATGGGGCCTTCCTTGTCATCAACAGGGGTGGTGGTTCCGCTAACCTTGCGAGAGTAGTTGATGTTCTTGTTTTGGTTCAGGACATACACAACACCATCAGCACCAACGATACCAACCTTCACGAGGTCAACGTAGTCTGACGGGAGCTGTACCGTATTGTTCGAGTCAATGTCTCTCTTCAGGGACTTGATGCGAGCAGTCACATCAAACCCAAACTCTCGGATACCTCGGAGAGCTACGTTGCGAAGCATTGCGTCATTGATGTTTGAGATGTGATCATCCACATCCATGGTCAAGACAAAGTCATCCATCACCTGTCGTAAGGTGACGTAGTTCATTCCCTCGGTAGATATATCCTTAAATGCCATGTGTTATTGTTGTGAAGCGCCGTAGCTCATCAGAACGTTGTCCCTGAGGGATACTCCGATCATCATACAGATCTCTTTAACAACCTCGTCTCTGAACTCAGCAGGCAGGTCAAAGGCCCTGCAGTCAAATGGGTTGGGGATCACAAGAGACCCTGAGGTCTGAGCTGAATAAGAAGGCTGTCTCCTGTAGTCAATTTCGCCTGCCGCAAAGCGTGCACCTGCAGTCTCGTAGCGAGAGGTGGGGTTGCGGTAGTAGTTGATGTATACGTCTGAGCCGGGGCGTGGGAAGATCTCAATCTCAGACGAAACCAATCCAACGGGGAAGTCATCCGTAGGAGCAGACAGGTTGCTATTGAGGATACGGGAAATCTTTTCACTGTTATAAATCAAGTCCACGTTCACGCTGTCGTCGTTGAACACAGAGATGATTCGGTTCAGGTTCTCGGGCTTTTTGTAGACGCCTGAGTCATCGTAGATGGACGGGATGTTTACCTGCTGAAGAATCCCAGAAGAGATGTACTCAGAGATAAAGTTCTTGGCCTTTAGGTACAGAGAGTCCTCCCCGCCTAGGTCCGCACCGCTTCTTCTCAAGGCCTTGCCCTGAAGTGCGGCATCGTAGATCTTGCCAAAAATCTTAGACTGGACAGCAGGCAGGAGAGAGTTAAACATCTCTGGGCTCACAAATCCCTTCTGGTCCTTGTTGGCTAAATCGCGTACTGCATTGTATACTTCAATGACGCTAATCATGCAACAAATATACAAACAAAAAAAGAGGCCCCGAAGGGCCTCTCTGTTAACCGAGCTTCTCTAGCCTATCCTCTAGAGTAGCTAAAACAGCTGCCCCCTTTTCTGTAAGACAGAATCGAGTCATGACATCCGTCGCGTCCATACCCGCTGGAACAGACACGATCAGCTGGTTGCTGTCAAACCAGTATACTCCACTAGACTTCAGATTAATGATCTGATAGTCAGCAGCTTGAGACACAGTTGCGCGAACTGTTACTTCAGGTGAATCGAAGGCTTGAATGAAACCAGATGGATTCTTCTTCGCAGTCTGCAAAAGATCGTAACGAATCTCTGAAGTGGCTCTGTTGATGTTGATGCCGTAGTAGAGGGCCACAGGAAGCAGTTCCTGAATGTCCTTCTCGCGAACCATCATGATGGCTTCTGACTGAGAGAACTCACGAGCAAGCTCCTTTTCGGCGTCTTGTTTGTCGTCCACGAGGCGGAAGAGGCTACCTCCGTTCTCCACGTTGTCGGGGTGAGCATCGAGGAAACGTGCAAGGTTTGGCTTCTCCTTGGGGACGAGGAGGCGTCCGTTGCGGAAGATCACGGGCTCACGCACTGCGTTGTCACTCTGGTCCTCAACGAAGATTGAGTTCTCGCGGGGGCAGTAACGAATGTTGCGGATTCGGTTCTCTGATTCGTCAAAGATCTGCACGGACTTCTGCTTGAGCATCAGCACGATACCGCCTCCCTTTTGAATCTCGTAGATTCGGTTGGTGGGTTTTACCTCCTTCTGACGAATGGTGGGTTTCTTGGCGGGTGCCGCCTTAACCTTTGGTTCTGCCACAGCAGTGGGCGCTGATTTTTTAGGACGTCCAGCACGTCGCGTAGCTTGTTCAGCCATAACAAATGTATTTAATTAGAGTGAATAAAGGTCGTAAAGTTCTTTCGCAATTCGCTGAGCCTCAACAGATCCGATATCTCTACTGATAACTCCGAAGCGTCCAAGCCTTCCACTGAAGGAGTGAGTGGTGTTCTCGTTGGCAGACCCAATGTGAGTCAAGTCCAAGGTACCCGTAGTTGACCCGTTCTTGACGTTTTGAGTGCCCTCAGCGGGCTCATCGGTTACTGCAGGTATGATCGCCAACAGATTTCCGTCAGCGTTGTATACAGACACGTTAAAATCCTCATCTCTTCTGATGACGAGTACACATGGTGTGATCTCATCTAAGCTCACAAGAGTTTCGGTGATAGCCGCCTCCCCATATCTATCCTGATATGAGATGCCGATCTTGTTCTCGATATTAGACTTGATGTTGTCTACCCTACTGGCAATACCGACTCCTCCACTAGAGTCACCAGCATCAACACCGTAGATAATCGGTGCTTCCTTGGTCGTTGCCGAATTGCCATTCGAGTACACCATGTACATTGTGTAATCACCATAAATGGTTAGGCTGTTAGCCAGAGAGATGTACGAGTCTACAGAAAAGAAGGCTGTATTGATTCCTGTAGAAAAACCTGATTTTACGGTTCCAGTGAGCTGAGTCACACTTCCCGTGACGCTGCTGAAGTTATAGTCAGACCCCCCAGTTCCTGCATTTACCCAAGCAGAGATGTTACCACCGCCTCCTCCAAATACCGCATCCCTTGAATCCAAATCAAGAATCGGTTTGTTTTCGGCAGCCCCAAAGTTGATGTCATTGATCGTATTCGAGGATGCCGCAGTAAAGCCATTGTCTGTAATCACACTGGTCTTACCAGTGACTCTGTTTACAGGGTGGGCATGCAACACCGCGTTTATAAGTCCTTGATCCTCAGCATCAAAGACTAATGCTTTGCTTCCTTCTCGCAGTCCAGCGAAGTTGGAGATGCTTTCGATGGTGGTGAACTCTTCACCTACTTCACAGCTAATGGTGACGTACGACTTCTGAATAGACTCACCTGTACTTAGGTTGCTTTCGTCGTATCTAGAAACATCGTTGTAGAAGATGCTAACCCTACCTGAAGAGGCGGTCATATGAGAAATAGACTTCACTGGGAGTGAAATAATCTCAATGCCAGTACCATCATCTGAGACGCTAGCTCCCGCAGCAGTAACGTCTTTCAATTTAAATATGATGAACTTATCCATTGACGCAAATATACAAACAAAAAAGAGGCCACAAAGGGCCTCTTTCTTTCGTAATAGATCAAGTATTAGGCAACAGTAACGTTCAAGCTACCAACCAATCTCCATCCAGAATCACCAACCCACATGAACTCAGCGTAGTTTCCAATAGCTGCAGCAATGGCAGCAGTGGATCCGTCCGCGAAAGTTGAAGGAGTGATGGTTGCGATACCAGCAGCATCATCCAAGATGACCTTTTTGAGCTGACCGACTTTAGAGCCATCAGCGAGAGTGATCGCAACAGCACCGCCAGCAGTCAACTCAGTGACGTAAGCGTCCACAGAAACGGCACCAGCGCCAGACTTGGTCTCTCTGATTTTATCGGGAATCAAAGGAAAAATCATGTTTCAAAAGTTTAGGACTAAGAGAAGGGGCCGAAGCCCCCTCTCCTTCGTCTAGTTAGAATCAGTACTTGAGCAACACGTGTTGGTTAGCAGCGCGAGTCACCAACGCGATCTCAGAGCGGTAGTGGAACGTAGCCACGTCCTTACCGTCTCCGCCGTTGTTGTTGTGACCCAGCACACCGCCACCAGTCACCCAGTGCTCCATCTCACGAGAGTAACCGTTAGCCTCCTTGTAGCAGAGCTCCAAAGCAGGTGCCTTCACACCAGTACGAGCATCAGCAATGTTGGCCAATGGCACCATAGCACCAGTGTAACCGCCAGTAGTAACGCCACCCAACAAGGTAGGATCGTTCAACAGCTTCCAGTCGTGCTTGTGGAAAGTGTAACCACCGCGAGTGAAGCTCTTGAATCCGAGCTGGACAGCCATGTCAGCATCGTTGTTGAACGCACCGAACTGACCGGGCAAACCAGCAGTGAGTTGCGTTCCGATACCTGCAGCCAACATGTCATCGATAGCCAAAGACTGAGTTCTGTTCAAGTACATAGCGTACTCGGCAGGAGCACCCTGCTTGTCGAGCTCAACCAAGATGGTGTCGAATTCAGTGAAGCTGTTCAAAGGATCAGCGCCAGTACCAGTCACCTGCATACCGCGAGCCTCCAAAGCAGAGAAGTAACCCTCAGAGCCAGCAACGTCAGACAAAGCACCGCCTCCGTCGTTGATCTCACCGAAGAGCAACATCATTTCACGACGATCCATGAAGCGCTTACGAGCTTCCTGCTCACCGTGCATGAACCAACGGTAGTCACCGTTTCCAATGTTCACGTAGCCGATGTTGGTAGCTTGTGATCCGTTCACTTCGTAACGGTCCTTCACGATCATGTATGGGTTCTTGCGACGCTCGGGCTCAGTCTCCAAGAAGGTCTCAGGCTGGTTGCTGCCCTGTGGGTGCATGTTGCCCAAGATGATGAACTCATCGTTAGCAGAGATAGTCACAGTGATGCTTTCACCGTCGAGGGTAGAGATGTTGAAGGTGCTTCTGTCAGAAGCAACGGTGTCAACGATGAACTTGTTGCCAGACTCTGCGTGCATCAACACGTCGTACTTGTTAGGGGTCTGCTCAACGGTGCTCACAGGATCCACAGACAAGCTGTCAGCAGAAGAAGCAGAAGAGAAAGATGCACCAGTCTCGACCACCAACTTCACGTGGCGACGACCTTCTTCGAACCACTCGACTTGGTCGGCAGAACCACCGCTGTTCACAGCGCCAGTCAACTGAAGGAAGCCAGTGATACCCTGATCGCCGTAGGTCTTGACCAAGAGGTCACGGACGTCAGGCTTGTTGAAGTCACCGTTTTGAGTGAGGAAATCGCCCAGAGCTTGATATTTTCTGGGGTCTGTTGCGAAGGCGCTAGGAGAGCCGTCGATTACGGGAGCATCAGTCCCGCGAGTTGAACCAAGAGTAGCCATGGTATAGCTTAGATTTTAAATCTCATCCCTGAGCCGCCGAGCATGATTTGTTTTAGTTGATCGACGACGGGATCAGAAGTGTTGTTAATGTTTTGCTGTTGTGGGGCGCTAGCCTGAACGTTGGCAGCTTTTTCTACCAAACCCCGCTGACCATCACTCAGGCCCTGTCTGTAGATAGACTGAGCAATCTGATCAATGTTGTCAACCAAGGCTCTGTGAGAAGAGAGCGTGTCAATGTCCCAACTACCGTCATCCCGAATGTAAGGGTCGAAGTACTCGTCGAGACGAGCGTTCTTATCCTTGAGTTGAGACTTGTAGTCGTCTTGCAAGCCAAACGTGAAAGTCTTGTCCTGACCCAGATCGAATTCCAATCCAGTCAGTGAGTCGACCTCACGAGACATGTTCGCGATCCACTCGTCATCAACGATGGACTGAGGCTGTTGATCTTGTTGCTGGGGCTCTGGGGCGCGGTAGGTCTCTCTCAGATCCGTAATGCGCTTACGAGACTCAGCAGCGTCAATCTTCAGCTGCAGTTGTGAAAGCTTGATCTCATCCTCCGTGTGAACGTCGGGATCGAGCTTGTATTTGCTGTTCAAGAGAATGTCGATCTCCTGTCCGCTAAGGTCCTTGTACTCCGTAGCCATGCTCACGCGAACCGCCATAACGTCATCCATCTCAGATGGGTTAAGGGATTGGTATGTGAACCAGTCTTGAGGAGAACGTCCAGTCTCTTGAACGAACTTAGAGATAGCTTCGACTCTCTCGTCGAGCGGGGTGGAGGGCTCAGTGACAGGCGTCAAGTCGTCGAAAGAAGTGATTTCGCGTCCAAGCCTCTCGCTCAGAAAGCTCATCACAGCACCCTCGATGTCTTGGTCGCTGTAGTCTTGAGTCTCCGTTGGTCGCTCCTGCGATTCAGGAGCGTTATCAACTATAGTTTCTTGAATCGGTTCGGCGGATGGCGCCTCAGTATCAACGACCGACTCCTGAACTGGAGCCTCTGGTGTTTCTACTGGTGCTTCCTGTGCGGGAGCTTCTGCGACCTGAGGTTCAGACTGAGCCATGCTAGCCTGAAATTCCGACGCATCATTGAAGATCTCGAACGTACCGCCTTCTGTTGGATTGTTATCCTCCATTGTATTTAATTAAGGGTGTTTGTTCGTTACGCTGGGCCGTAGTAGGCGATGATAGAGCCTGAGGCAATATCAACGGTATCCCACTTGCCGTAGATGGTGATGCCTTTTGGGAAGACGTCAGCAGAAGTGACGAGGTCGCCAGTAGCGTCGAAGTCATTGTCTACTCCATCAGACCCAAAGATCTGCTTGTTGTTCACCGCCTGAAGGTCACGGAATGTAGTGTCCTCCAAGCAAGTGATAGCAACGAAAGCATATCCGCTAGGACACGTCAGGTCCTGCGCGGTGGTGGTGTTACAAAAGCAAGAACCAAGCTGCCCGAAAGCAGCCTGATTCGCTTCACCTGTGTTAGAAAGGTTTGCCATTTTATGTGAGTTTAACTGCTGAGCTATCCAAACCGAAGACCGCACACTCAACCATCTGGTCGACGTCAGTGGAGTAAGCCTTCATGGTCTGATCGTTCTGAGCAGGGATAAACGCGAATTCTCCGCCACCAATCTTCATGACTACTGGATCGTCAGTGGCTGTTTCGGCATACAAGTACACATACTTCTCCTTGTCCTTGGACAGGTTCTTGATGTACAGGTAGGCGTTTTCGAGCTTATCGCTTGCCTTGTAGACAGTGATAGCATCTGAGCCAGCAGCAGTGCCAAGAATCTTGACGCGCTGGACATTGCCAGAGTCAGCATTGATGATCATGTTCACCCCGATGTTAATCGGTGATGTCATGACCGTGGTGGTAGAGAGACTAAGTGTAGCTCTTACCGTACCCATTATGCTTCGTAGATAACGAGGTATTCAACAGTCATGTTGACTGCAGATGTGTCGATGTCGATGTCTGCGTTGTCGCCAGTGGTGTCTGCACTCCAAGGCATGAACAAGAAGTCACCTGCATACAAGCGTCCGACCTCAGTAGCACCGACCTTGACGGTGATGTACTCAGAAGCGGTTGATGAGATGTTCTTGATGTAGACCTTGTGAGCCTTGTCATCGGAGTAGTCCGCTGCGAGGATCAGAGCTGTGTCAGTCTGAGCAGACGCATAGAACTTTCGTGCAACGCCCGTAGTCTGATCGAGACCAGTAGCGTTACCAGCCTTGGTGAGCTGAGTGGTGGTGCTCAGAGAGAGAGCATCGCCAGTCAAGTCTCCACTCGAAAGCGTGAGGGTTGCTGTTGTAGTAGCCATGTTAGTAGTAAGTGGTTTTTAGTATTGCAAATATATCACTTTTTCTTTTTGTCTGCTCTGATCTTCGCGGCCTCCTTTTTACCGAACGGGGAATTCACTCTAGCGGCAGCCCACTCGTGTTGAGTGACGTTAGGCCTGTTACCAGAACTCATGTATGCGGCAAGACCTCTCTTGTATACTTCCTTCTCGGCGGCATCAAGACCAGCCATGCCTCCCTTATTCAGTTTCTTAACTGCTCTCATAATTTATCTCTTTCTTTCATTAGAGCCTGCAAGTTCTTTGGGTATGGCTTACCCTTCTTGTAGATCTCTGCGATCTTGCGAATGAGCTCTGCTCTACGAGTAGGGTTCTTGCTGCCCCTAAGGTATTTCTTGTTGATATTCATGAGTGGTTGACGAGCTTGAACTTAGCCTTGGCAATTGCCTTATCGTGAGGCTTGTAGTCTCCCTTCATCAAGAAGTATCTACCACCCTCCTGCATCCAATGGTACCCAGATGGAGGCGGTACCTCGACCGACTTCTGAGAGATCTTGAGCTTGCCCCCCTTGTTGTACTTAACGGTGTTCATCACCACTTAACCTTATTGGCCCAGTAGGCTGCGCTCATCTTACCCTTGGCAATGTTCTTTGCGTGACGGGCCTTGAATGAAGCGCGTTTCTTTTTCATCTTGGAGCCCTCACCAGCCTTAGGCTTGCCCGCTGTCTTAGCACCCTGCTCCCCAAAGCGAATCAGCTTGACCTTGTCACCAACCTTAGCCAACACGATGTGTGACTTCTTCGGGTGCTTGGGTGTACGCTTTGCTTTGTTGACACCAGCCAATCCATACTTCTTGAGCATGTTCTTGACTCTCTTCCCTACTGCGCTTGGAGATCCCATGATGCAAATATATCAAATATCAGAAGAGTACTCCATTAGGTTCCCGTGGCGTAAGTCATCAAGCTTATCAGCGTCTGAGATAGAGTCATCTGTGTAGAACGATACCGACGGAATGTTGCCTGCTTTGGCCCACGTCACCGCTCCTGACTCGGTCTCGAAGTATTCTTCAATACCAGACATCCTGATCACATACCCAGCCGTGATCTTGTTGCCAGTATCTGTTGCAGTCTTTGCCATTAGAATACAGAGTAGTGATTGTTTATATCTGTCATTACGTTCGCTCTAGTTGGCATCGTGTCAGACCAAATAATTAACTCGGATACGTAGCCTTGAAGTTGTGCGTTTCCGTTATCTGACCTCCTGCCAATAGCAGCCTTTAAGCTACCGTTATTGATAGTACCAGAGCTAGGGTAGCCTGTGTCTGTATCTGCTTTGTCACCGTTGAAATCAATATCACCTTCATAAGGTGAGGCAGAGACATAGGCGTTTATGATGTATTCATCATTGACAGATATTGTCGTGTTGCTGTCGCTCCTTCCAAGCTCTCCACCACTATATCTTGCAGAGATTCTAAGCTTGGATGACGCACCCAATACGCTAAGCTGAGTGACCTGAGTCGATGTTGAAGAAGACCACTGGCTAAATACTTGTTGTGCAGTGGTCACAGACTTAAACTCAGTAACTGCTGAGATAAGCAACTCATCACCGTTGTTAGAGACAAACGTATTCTCCAACCATCTTGCAGTAGAGCCAAAGTAAAAATCAAGCGCTGGGATTGAGTTGTCTGTGGTGGTAATTAGGTTTCCAGAACCGTCAACAATGTAGGGCCTTGACCCTGCCGTAGACTGAGTCATGTTGTTCCCGTTTCCAGATTGATCCAGCCAAGTCGAAATCCTGCCGTAGTTGCTGCCGCAGTGGGATGCAAGGGCTGCTGTGTCTAGGTTCCCACTCGAATCAAACCCAATAGTAGCGAAACCTCCTGATGAGTTTTCTACAACGATAGCCCCAGTAGCCGAAGAAGACAGCTTTCGAAGGCTGTAAGCAGCTACTGATCCACTATAAGTGTCCAAGAAGTAATCAACTGGAACACTAGAACCAGACACCTTCGATATGCTGTCTTTAAGCACACCATCTACTTTGCTAAGACTAGTCCAAGAAACTCCAGAAAGCTTGTCTATGCTCATGACAACTCAACCCAGTCTTTAGACGGATCAAAGTAAATCTCTCTGGTGCCTGCGTTTGTGCAGTACCCTACAATCCTGACGACATCACCACTGCCTGAAGGTGCTGTGTTGGTAATCTCACCAGAAGTGCCTGAGACATACAGCACGTCTCCAGTTGTGAATCCAGCCCAGTCTCCATGACGAGCAAGACCCTTGATGAGGTACTTGGGTGAGTCGTCTACAATCGCAATACCTAGCATACCTGTAGATGACGAAACAGCATCTGCATCAGTCTCCTCCCATTGCTGGGATGAGTCAAGATAGTAGAGCTTTCCCTGCTCTATGTCTCCGTCAACCCCAGCAGGTCCGCTACCGAAAGACACAATGTCTCCGTAGTACTGATCACTACTTGTGGGGGATGGTATTTCTCTCTGACCTTTGATAGTCAAGGTACTGCCATCAAACACAAGGGAGTTTTCAGCAGTCAAGGCAGAGGTGCCGTTGCCAGTAATGACGCTGTTTGATGTGAAGGAGGTTGCACCCGTACCCCCTCTAGTGACGGGAAGCGTTCCTGCAGAGAGATCTGAAGCGCTGCCGCTAGTAGCTACATCTGCTAGAGTAGTAGGCGTGGCTACGCCAGATGCATTGCCGATCCAAGCTTGACCGTCGGGAATGTTGGGTACATCGTTAGCCCTTCCAGCACCCATAATGATGCCAGAGATCTTGTTGCCACTCGTGTTTACCTTGATGATAATCCCAAGGTTTTGAATAGCATTTGTGCCAGTCGGCTTGGTTGTGGTCCAGCCACCAGAAGCACCTAAGTAAACAGTCTGACCCTCTGAGTAGATAGAGGCGTCAGGAACGTCTACGTTGTTGATAAAACCAATAGCAATACCCAACCCCTCACCATCGTCAGCGAGGTCTTGATCTAAGACAAAATGAGCTGGATAGTTCGTGGCTGCATCTGCAGCAATAACCTCGGCTTGATTCCCGACAGAGCCCGTAACGTGGACAGGAGTTCCCTTTGCAAGCGGGCCTCCGCTTACGTTCTTTACGTTTTCAGAAATAGTCTTCGGGTAACCAAAAGAAACTGTACCTGCACCGTCTGTGGTGAGGACCTGTCCATCATCACCGTCATCAGAAGGCAAAGTGTACGCACTCCACTTTAAGTTGTAGTCAGTGGCCCCGTCTTTTTGAAGGAACTCATTGTTGGATCCGCCAGAGATAACGCCTACGCCAGCAACACCCTGAGAGCCCTGAGGTCCAGCAGCACCAGTATCACCCTTCGCACCCTTGGAGGTTACAGCAACAGGGCTAGAAGCAACACTGTTTACAGTAACCGCCGTCGAAGCAGATACATTGACGTCTACAGAAGTAGAGTCTTGAACCGTTACTGTAATGTCACTCATTACGCATCGATGGCTTCAGAGATGTCCTCGTTCACCACAAACGAACCAAACAGGATTGTCTTGTGGATATCCAATCCGCCAGTAGTGCTTGGCTTGATGTACTGGATGTCGTAAGAGTACTTACCCGAAGCAATGGACCGCATCGTCAAAGCCGAAGCCTGAATGGTTGCGTTACCGCTGTCATCCACAGAAACTGGTTCAAAGTTGTTGGCAGCCTTGACACCCACGTCCGATGTGCCGAGGATGAGTCCACCCTTACCAGTTTCGTTAGGCAAGAGGTTCTCTCTCACCTGAACAATGAATCGGTAGTTGTCGGTAGCCAAAGGGAGTGCCGTACCCGCAGAGTCCTTGAGAGTGACTGTGAGCGTGAAGGTGTCACCACGCTTGCACGTGATGTCCAGTCTAGTAGATTCGTCGAGGTTTACTTTACTCGCCATTATTCAAACATATTTGTAAATGGTTGGGGCTCTCCTTGGATTTCTCCACGGTTGCCCTTGCGCTGTGAGATAAGCTGAGACTGCTTAACTGCTTGCTTATCAACACGTTCGTCCTTGCGATCCTCCTTGAGGACCTCCAGCTTTTCTTTAAACTCCTGCTCCTCTGTGCGGAATCCGAGAGTAGCCTGTGCTCTGATCATTTCGATCTGCTTGCGCATCTCGTGCTCCATCTGCATGCGCTGCAACTCCAACTGACTCTTCATCTGCTCCATCTGCATATCGATCTCTGCTTTCATCTGCATCTCCTGCTGCTTGGCCTGAGATGCTGCTTGAGCTGACTGCTGAGCCACCTGAGCCTGCATAGCTGAGTTCTGCTGAGAGATCTCTTGCATGCGCTTCATGCGCTTGTTGCGACGAACCACGAGGAGTCTTTCCGCTTGATTGATGTCACGCATGTTTCGGATAGCAATGGCATCCTCGATATCCAACTCCTTCTGACCCAAGGCCATCTGGATGTTCTGCTCAAGGTACATGCGGTCCTTATCCTCCATGTCCTTAACTACCTGAACACCAAAGTTGTACATAGGTAGATCACCGAAGCTGCTGAGGACCTTCATGTTGGTCTCACCGATAGCGTTGGTGTAGGCTTTGTAGATAGGAGTTTCTTGAGGAAGGATCTGCAGACACTTGACGATGTCTTCGCAAACCTTCTTGTAGATGACCATGGCTGCATTGGTGATGTCGTAGATGGCGTTGTTGCCAGCCGCGATGGCGTTCTGCTGAACACCCACCAACGTATCTCCCTTAGGAGTAGATGCATCCATCATCTCATTGATTCCCGTCACGTCGCGGATCATGCGGAGGTAGTGGTTGTACAAACTCACCAACTCGTTGATGTTGCGAATGTGGTTGTCAATGGTTCTGACAGGTGGGTTCTGAAATCCTCCCTCTGGGTTCTTGCTTCTGTAGTAGAAGACACCAGTCTGCTCGTAGATGTCGTGCAGCTCCAATGGCTGAAGCTCACCACCCTTACCGAGCTGGACATTCTCCAGTCCCTCGATGTCAATAATCAGTCCATCAGGCTTCGCCTTGGCAAGTGCCTGCTGAAGCTTGAGGTGGGTGATCTGCAACATGTCCGCAAAGCCAACGCATCCGTCAATCAATGACTTAGGAATCATACGTCTGATGTTCGTGGCGATGCACGAGTAAGACATACGAGCCTTAGAGATGTCGTGGATGTTCTTTGGGACGTTGCTCTTCATTCCGTAGTCGAAGAGCTTGTCGCAACCCATGATGTAGGAACCACCGTAGATGGTTTGAATCTCAAGCTTGTGAGGCTTGCGTGAGAACACGGAGTTCTTCTTCTCCTTGTAGTTAAATCCTTCGTAGAAGAAACCGCTGTTACCGTACTGATTCTCTTTCTCTTCGAAGTAGATGCAGTCGGTGGACACAAACTCAAAG